TTGATGATGAGGCCAGAGTATCTCTCCTTCGCCTGTAAATATATATTAAATATAGAATTATTACCCTTCCAGTCCTTACTTCTTTACGAGCTATGGAACAGGAAGTTTCCAATGCTTATCGGAAGCAGGGGGATGGGAAAATCATTCATGCTTTCCGTTTACCCGCTTCTTCGCGCTCTATTTATGCCGGGTAGAAAAATCATTGTTGTTGGCGCAGCTTTTAGGCAGTCAAAAGTTCTTTTTGAATATATGGACACCATCTGGAAAAACGCGCCGGTTCTTAGAGATCTGTGCGGATCTAACAGTGGCCCAAGAAGGGATGTGGATAGGTGCGTAATGCATATAAACCAAAGCACTATAACGTGTCTACCTCTCGGTGATGGCAGTAAGATTAGAGGTCAGCGCGCTAATGATATTATTGCTGACGAGTTTGCATCTATACCTAGGGACATTTTTGAGAATGTTGTGGCTGGCTTTGCCGCTGTTGCAGCATCTCCAGCAGAGAAGGTGAAGATTAAAGCCAGAGTAAAAAGAGCAAAAGAGCTAGGTGTGGGGGTTGGTAAAAGTACAGACAACCCCCAAGACAAGTCAAACCAAATAATTCTTTCTGGTACGGCTTATTATGACTTTAATCATTTTGCAGATTACTGGAAAAGGTATAGAGCCATAGTAAACAGCGGAGGAAAGGAATCCGCCTTACAAGATGTTTTCGGGGGGGATGTCCCGGCAGACTTTGACTGGAGAGAATATTCTGTTATTAGGATGCCTGTAGAAAATCTTCCTGATGGCTTTATGGACTCAGGTCAGGTTTCCAGAGCAAAAGCCACTATACACTCTGGTATATTCAATATGGAGTATGGGGCTTGTTTTACAACCGATAGTCAGGGGTTTTTCAAGAGGAGTCTAATAGAGTCCTGCTGCACATCTCCAACAAAAACGATAAGCTTCCCATCCGGCGATGTTTGCTTTGAAACCATGTTAAAAGGAGACCCTAAGAAAAAATATGTGTTTGGAGTTGACCCCGCTTCTGAGGTGGATAATTTCAGTATTGTCGTGATGGAGATTAACGAAGACCACAGAAGGATAGTTCACTGCTGGACGACAAACAGAAAACAGCATAAAGATAAGGTTAAATCAAAGATAGCAGACGAGGATGATTTCTATTCCTATTGTGCCAGAAAGATTAGAGATTTGATGAAGGTTTTCCCATGTGCAGAAATATCCCTAGACGCCCAAGGCGGTGGCATCGCTGTAATGGAGGCGTTGCACGACAAAGATAAAATAAAAGAGGGAGAAGTGGCAATCTGGCCCGTTATAGAGGAGAAGGAAAAGGATACAGATGATAACACCGGACTACATATTTTAAGGTTATGTCAATTTGCAAAAGCTAATTGGTTAGCAGAGGCTAATCACGGCCTTAGAAAAGACTTTGAAGATAGAATTGTGTTATTTCCGTTCTTTGATTCTGTTAGTATTGGTTTATCTATAGAGGACGATAAATTAACAGGCAGGAAGTATGACACACTAGAGGACTGTGTTATGGAGATAGAAGAATTAAAGGATGAATTAAGTATGATTGTCATGACACAGACCACGGCAGGAAGAGAAAGGTGGGATACTCCAGAAGTTAAAGTAGCGGCAGGTAAAAAGAACAGATTAAGAAAAGACAGATATTCTTCTCTGATAATGGCTAATATGTCCGCTAGAACTTTGTCAATAGAACAAGATATAGTCGAATATGGCGCAATAGGGGGTTTTGCAAAGCAAGACGGCTCTATAAAATACAATAATGACAAACTATACTACGGTCCTTCGTGGTTTGCTGATAAAGTTCAAGATATTTACTAATTTGTGTATAAGTAGATATCAATCCTATTAACAATGCCATTGAATGGAGATCAATTCAAATGAATGACGATTCCTCACTATACCTGACTTGGGACAACGACTCACAGAGACAAGAAGCATACGCTAAAACCTCAGATAACGTAGAAGCTTATGAGGGAATTCAAAAGAGTATGGGTTATGGTAGGCAGAATAGCTATATTGATATAGAGTCAAACCGATCTGTTAGAAGCTCTTTTTTAAGATCTGATTACGATAGCTTTAGGCCGGGGGAATCGGTCTCTAATAAGCAGAAGAGAATAATCAAACAGTGTATGCAGGCATACGATAGGGTTGGAATAATAAGGAATGTTATTGACCTAATGAGTGATTTTGCCTCACAGGGGCTAGTGTTAGTCCATCCAAATAAGACTATTGAAAAATTCTACAGAAAGTGGTGGCAAGAAATAGGTGGTGTAGATAGATCGGAAAGATTTCTAAATTATCTATACAGATGTGGAAATGTAGTTGTTCGTAGACATACCGCCAAGATAAACAAACAACAAGAAAAAAATCTTAGGAATTCTTTAGCCGCAGACGTGAAGATTGACCCCCTTAAAGTTCTAAAGAGGGAAATACCTTGGTCATACGATTTCTTAAATCCCCTAGCTGTAGAGATAAAGAACAACGGCTCACAAATAGTTGGTAAGCCTGAATTTGTATTAAACTTATCAAAGAATAGCTATGAAGCACTGGTTAAAACAGACAATTCTCCAAATACAATATTCAAAACACTCCCTCTAGACATACAGAAAAGCCTACAGAGAGGAGAAAGAAAAATCCCCCTAAGTCCAGAAAATGTCCAAACCTTCTATTATAAAAAGGACGATTGGCTTCTCTGGGCAAATCCCATGATTTACGCTATTCTTGATGATATTACTATGCTTGAAAAAATGAAGCTCGCAGACGTAGCGGCCTTAGACGGAGCCATTTCTAATGTGAGACTATGGACCGTTGGGGACTTAGACCACAAGATTATTCCAACAAAAGCCGCCATAAATAAGCTTAGAGATATTCTAGCTAGTAATGTTGGTGGCGGTACAATGGATTTAGTCTGGGGGCCAGAGCTTAAATTCACAGAAAGTCAATCTCAGGTCTATAAGTTCTTGGGTGGAGATAAATATCAACCAGTGCTAACAAGCATATATGCTGGTCTTGGGATTCCCCCCACTCTCACTGGGGCTAGTAGCGGAGGGGGCTATACCAATAACTTCGTTTCTTTAAAAACCTTAATAGAAAGATTGGAGTACGGGAGAGAGGTACTGTCTCAATTTTGGTTAAATGAAATACGAATAGTGCAAAAAGCTATGGGGTTCAGATTTCCTGCTCAGATTCATTTTGATTCTATTATTCTTTCTGATGAAGCCGCCCAAAAGAAACTTCTGATGGATCTTGCGGATAGGGATATAATATCTCAAGAAACATTACTGGAAAGATTTAGAGAGATTCCAAGTATTGAAAGGGTTCGAGTGAGGCGCGAAGAAAGAGAAAGATCCAACGATAACTCCTCTCCAAACAAGGCTGGTCCATATCATAACCCTCAACATAAGGATGATATTGCCAAAATAGCATTAACAAAAGACATTTTAGACCCGGAGTACCTTGAGAATATGGGAATTCCTTATACTGCCCCCAAAATAGAAGAGGTAGTTAAAGATACTAAACAGGATACTAAACAGGATGACAATAATCCAACAAACAACGATGGTAGACCCAAGTTTTCCAGAGATGTAAGGAAAAGGAAAGAAAAAAGAGTACTGCCAAGAAGTTCTGACGCAACATCTAAAACTTTATGGGCTATGGAGGCTCAGTCAAAAATATCAGAAATAGTTTCTCCTATAGCTTTGTCTCATTTTGAGAAAAAGAACATAAGAAGCTTAAACAAAGCAGAAGTTGACCAGCTAGAACATCTGAAGCTTTGCATACTGACAGGAATGCAGCCATTCATGGATATTAATGAAGCTATAATAAAACAGCTAATAGATAGTAAAAGTAAACCATCTAAAGGTTTTTACGGTTTAGCAAAAGAGAAGACGCTAGACTTTGTAAAGAACAATAAGAGAAATCCCAACACCTCGGAAATGAGATACATCTACTCTGCTACGTTTGGAGAAATGTTCAATTTTTAGCAATAAAATCCAATATTTTAAAAATTTGTGTATTAATTTGCGGAGGTATTTTATATGAAAATATACGAAGCAGAAATAAAAGATGGTCTTGGTGATATATTGTCGTCTAGTAACAGTATTGCATATTGCGCTGTTGCCGAGGTATATAAGCCAGAGATATCGCCAGAAGCCGTTGATAAACTAAGAAAAATTCTTACTAGCGCTAGTGATGTGGAGTTATCCACTTCTCAGAACGAAGAACAGATGGATTTGTTTTATTTACAGTCCGTTCTTGTTAGCACTGGTTGGAATAAAAATGATGACGTTTTTGACCCTTCGGAAACTTGGGCGGCTAGAAATACCCCAGAAGACAAGCCGTTCAATTATATGCATGATGAAAAAGATATAATAGGTCACATAACGGGTAATAGTGTTGTTGACTTTGAGGGTAACTCGATAGCAGAAAACTTAGAGAATCCCCCCTCCTCTTTTAATATATTAACCACTGCGGTTATATATAAAGAGTGGAGTAATGTAGACCAGAGAAGTAGAATACAAAAAATATTGGCTGAAATCGAAGATGGAAAATGGTTTGTTTCTATGGAATGCCTTTTTCCTAGTTTTGATTACGCTCTTATAGATAGTGTTGGAGAAACTAGACTCATTCCTAGAAATGAAGCCTCGGCGTTCCTTACTAAACACCTAAGATCTTATGGCGGAAGCGGACAATATGAAGACTACAGAGTAGGCAGACTTCTAAGAAACTTATCGTTCTCTGGTAAAGGCTTAGTTTCAAAACCTGCAAACCCTCGTAGCGTAATTTTGGAAGGAAATAGATTTTTTGATGAATCTGAGGCACAAATTTTAACCATATCTTCAATGAAGGAGAACTTAATGTCTGATACTTACGAAAAGCAAATCGACGATTTGCAAACAAAACTAGAAGAGGCTAAAGCAGCCAATGAAGAACTTACCCAAAAGGTAGTTGCAGAAAAGGTGGCTGAGTTTGAGTCTTTGATTCAATCTCTTGAAACCGCCGTTTCAGAAAAAACAGAGACTATCAAATCCCTCTCTGAAACGAACGATTCTCTGGTAAGCTCGACTAAACAGCTTGAAGAAGCTGCAAAGGCGATGGACGAAGAGATTAAAGGGATGAAAAAGAGAGAAGCCATGATGAAGCGCAAGGCGCAGCTTGAAGACCTCGGTCTTGACGCAAAGGAAGCCGAAGCTACTTTGGCTCAGTTTGAAGATGCTGATGACGCTACTTTTGACAAAGTTGTTGCGGTTATGGTAACGATGAGAGAAAAGGCGGGAATGCCACCTTGGTTGAAGAAGGACAAAGACAAAGAAGAAGACAAAAAAGAAGATAAAGACGCAAAGGCGGAAGAGGAAGTTGATTCCGCTGAAGCTGGAGAAGAGGCTCTCGATCAAGTAGAGCCAGTCGAAGAAGTCGCAATTGCGGAATTAGACGAACAAGAAGACCCAAGAGAATCTCTTCGTAGCGTAGCGAGTGAGTGGCTTGGTTCTGTTTTACAAACCGTGCCTAATAAATAAGTAATTTTTAAATACAAGGAGATTCATAATGGCTCTTAAAACTGATAGAAGTACTCTACAAACTGATATTTCATTTTTCATGAATGAAGCTGCCACTCGCGGTGGCGTGGTCGCACTTAGTACTGGAGGTTCTGGTGCAGCTATGGATCAAGGCGCTGCCTTGGTTACTTATGCTGCTGCTCCATCTGGTAAAGTCCCTATTGGAGTTTTGCTTAACGATATGGTCAATATTGACCTTACTCGTCAGCATTTAAATCAATATAAAGACGAAGTTCAAAAAGGCGGAAAGGTTACATTGCTCCAGAAGGGTTATGTTGTAACTAGCAGCTTGGAAGGTACAGATCCAAACGCAGGTGATGTGGCCTACTTGTCACATAGTGGAAATCTTGCATCATCAAACATCGGTGGAGATAGCACCATTGGAGGCGCTAGACTCGTTGTTGGACGTTTCCTGTCTGATGTTGATGAAGATGGCTACGCCAAAGTCTACATCGACCTTCCAAATACTAACATCGCCCAAGCCTAATAATTAAAATAAAAGGAGAAATATTACCATGTCTATTAAACAAAGACCTTCGGAAGAGTTTTTAACTCTATTAAGAACATCAGGCAGTTCGGATAAAACCGTTGCCATTCAAGCACAGAGAGAAATTGCAAAGGCTCTTGAGACACCGCTTAGAGAGGGTGTTCTTTTTGGGGACGTTGTTACTTCGATCTACGAGACGATGACACTAGAACCGGGAGCAAGCCCAGAGTTTCCTCTGGACCTTTTGGCCCCCGGAACAGAAGGTGAGCATATCGCCTATACGAATCCCGGTAACGGACGTATTCCTGAGCGTCATGTTGAAAGTGATTATGTCATGATTAATACTTATGGCATTTCAAGTTCTATTGACTATCTGCTTAAATATGCTCGCGAAGCTAACTGGAATGTGGTTGGTCGCGCTATGCAAGTGCTTGAAGCGTCGTTTGTTAAGAAAATTAACGATGACGGCTGGCACACTCTTTTAGCCTCTGCTGTTGACCGTAACATTTTGGTTTATGATGCAGATGCCGCTGCTGGTCAATTCACCAAGCGACTTATTAGCTTGATGAAGACTGTCATGCGCAGAAATGGTGGTGGTAACAGTGTTACTGCTCCGGGTCGCTTGAGCGATCTCTATCTGTCTCCAGAGGCCATAGAAGATATTCGTAACTGGGGTGTTGACCAATTAGATGAGGTTAGCCGTAGAGAAGTTTATCTTTCCAACGATAATGGTCCAGATTTGACTAGAATCTTTGGTGTTAATCTTCACGACATCTTTGAGTTTGGTGATGGTCAAGATTATCAGAGCTACTTCATTAGCGATCTTGGTGGATCTCTCGCTTCTGCCGATGTTGAGCTAGTTATTGGCTTGGATCAAGGCAGTAGCGACAGCTTTGTTATGCCTGTCAAGAAGACTGTTGAAATTTTTGAAGACGAAGCTCTTCACCGATTCCAACGCCAAGGTTATTACGGCTGGGCCGAGATCGGTTTCGGCGTTCTTGATAACCGTAGAGTTTTGGCTGGCTCCTTCTAATAGAAGTAAATTTCAGACAAAAAGTAAAGTCGCTCATTTTTGGGCGGCTTTTTTTTGTTATATACTATGTTTTGTGTATATACTTACGGAGGTGTCTATGTTTGGTTTTGCTTCTTTTTCT